CTGCGGAAACAAAAGCATTTTAAAAGTTAATATGTTTTAATATGGAATCATATGTTCTATGTATAATATAATGTAACCTGTAAAACGAGCATCGGAGAATAATCCGGTGCTTTTTTAATGCCCAAAAAATGGGAGGTGTAGGCGATGGGCAGAAACAAAATGAATTTCATTGACTTATGCCAAGGCGAATTTGGTCGCAAAATTGCCTATACCGGTGTAAGTCAGATCACAACAGCAAACGTCAGAAAAGTTGTTTCTGAAACAATCGGCACCCATAACCGGAACAGGGTATTGATTGACTATCTATATCGGTATTACAAGGGAGATCAGCCGATTCTCTATAGGGAAAAGGTGGTGCGACCGGAAATCAACAACCGTGTATGCGAGAATCATGCACTGGAAGTTGTCCGCTTCAAGGCATCACAGACGTACGGCGAACCTATCCAGTATGTGTGTAAAAAGAAAAAAGCGACAGAAGAAGCAAATGAGCAGGTGGACTTATTCAACGACTATCTGGATGAAGCAAACGCAGAAGCCAGAAACATTGAACTAGGTACTTATCAAAGTGCTGTAGGAACCGCATACAAGGCGGTTCTGAAAGAAGAAGACTGGTCAAGTGATAGCGATTTACCGCCGTTCCGACTTTTTATCCCGTATCCAGGTGACTGTTATATTGTTTATTCCAGAAAAAACGGGAAACCGATGCTTTCTATTCAAATTCTTAAGAATGAAGATGAACAGCAATATTATTTGTGTTTTTCGGCAAAACAATATTTCGAGATACAAAACGGGGAAATCACCAAATCTGGAGTTAATGGTTTTGGCGGAATTCCTGTGGTTGAATATCCAAATAATCATGACCGACTTTCCGATATCGAAATTGCGATATCTATGTTTGACACTATGAATAATATGCAGTCAAACAGAATGGATGGCGTAGAACAGTTCGTACAAGCTCTGATGAAATTTAAAAACTGTGAAATTGATGAGAATGAATTTTTGAAGATGATCAAGCTCGGTGCTATCTCTGTAAAGGATACCGGAAACGGTTGCCAATCAGATGTGGATTTAATGACCGCAGAGCTAAATCAGACGGAAAGCCAGGTCGCAAAGGATGATATTTACAGCAACATGCTTATCGTTGAGGGAATGCCGGACCGGCAACAACAATCTTCCGGTGATACCGGACAGGCCGTGTATCTTAGAAACGGATGGGATTTTGCAGAACGCAGAGCGAAACTGGACGAGCCATTTATACGGGAAGCTGAGAAAGCAACTGCCAGAATCATTCTGAATATCATTCGCCAGACTACAAAGGATATTTCAATCTCAACAAGAGATTTTGATGTAAAGATAACCAGAAACCCAACAGATAACATGCTTGTCAAAGCACAGGCGCTTGACTATCTGTTCAAGAATAAAATCCATCCGCTGATTGCATTAATTACCTGCGGACTTTTCAGTGACCCACAAAAGGTATACGAAATGAGCTTGCCTTATCTGGGAACTGTATACCCCGAATTGGTAGACCCGGACGCGGAAATGCAAAAAGCGCAACAATTGATTGACCAAAATGGTCAGAACCCGACTGTAATTGATTCGGCGGTGAATTCTTCAGCCACCAATCAAAACTCGTAAATTCAATTATCAAAGGAACCAAGGAATAACATCCAAGGTTCCTTTTTTAATACACAAAAATAATGCAACAGCCCGTGAGCGTAAACCGGGTACAGATCATGTGCGGAGCGAACCGTGTGAAAAAGTGTGATGGTCTGAAAGAAAGGAGATTTCTATGACAAGAGAACAGGCGAAGCAAGTACTTATCGGCTTTGGAATCGAGGAGCCATCTGAAGAGCAGGTGACCAAATATCTTGATTCCGTTGAAACAGAAACAAAGAAAGTGAAAGAAAAGAACACTTCTTTAAAAGAAAAAGCTGATAAGGCGGATGATCTGCAAAGAGAACTGGATGAGCTGAAAGCTCAGAACATGACTGATGCCGAGAAACAGGAAGCCGAAAGGCAGAAAGAGAAGGCAGAAAACGAAAAGAGAATTTCTGATTTGGAAAAAGCACTGGCTGAATCTAATAGAAAAGCTCTTACCAGTGAAATTACATCAGCCTTTGCCAATGCAGGTCTTTCAACGGAAACATATGCGAGTGCTATTAAAGCATTTTCATCCATGCCAGCGGATAAATCTGAGGACGTGATGAAAGAAGTCAAAACTTTTGTTGAGGGGATTTCCGAAGCAAATAAAGCAGCTCTGGATAACGCTAAATCCGAATGGGAGAAAACAGTTCTTAACAACACTCCAAATCCGGGCGGTGGAAATTCAAAAAATCAGAAAAAAGATGATGAGGATAGCCCAGCGGCTAAGTATGCCAAGGCTTATTCAGCACGTATGAATCCTAAAACAGAGCCGGTCAACGATAATGCACCGGTTAATTTTTGATAAGAAAAGGAGATTATGATTATGGCTTTTATGAAAACAAAGCAGTATGAGTCAACCACGAACATCCTTGAATCTGAGGTTGGCCTTGTTCTTAAAACTTATACAGCAGATCAAACAAATGCAGTAGCAGTAAATGACAGAAAAATCATTAAAGCAGGTTCCGTATATCCGACAAATGCAACCGGTGCTAAGGGAATTGTGTTTGAAGACGTAGATATGACCGACGATTCCAAGAGACCGATTTCCGTAATCGTAGCAGGACGTGTCCTCGAGAAGAGGCTTCCTGCAACAGTTGATGAAACTGCAAAGAAAGAACTTACGGCACAGGGAATTGTTTTTGTAACCACTACAGACCCAGTATTTTAAGGAGGTATAACCACTATGCCATACAATGTATTAGAAGCTATTACAGCAGAAGAAAGATTAAATTTCGCTCAGAATTTTTCTGTGGCAAGACCTGGTATCCTTGATACCATTTTTCCGGATGTAAAAACACCGTATTGGAAAGCCGAGTATTACAGACTTATGGCTGGACAGCGGCTTCCAGAGGTAGCGTTCGTTCATGCTCTCGATACTGAAGCAGAAATTGGTTCCAGACCGGGATTCGAGAAAGTCCTGACTGAAAAACTCTTTATAAAGAGAAAAATCAATCAGTCCGAACGTCTCCAGGAAGCTATCGAAAATGGCGTTCCGGATGACAAAACTCTCACAAACTTTGTTTTCGATGATGCCACGAATCTGTTTGAGGGTGTTGTTGGAAGAGCAAACATCATGAAAGGTCAGTTCCTTTCAACTGGTATTGTGAAAATTGATGAAAATAATGTAAAAATGGATATCGACTATGGCGTACCAAACTCTGCAAAGGTTGCCCTTGCCGACTGGTCTATGGTAGATGCAGATATCATGGGCGATATTCAGAAGATGGTAACTGTAGCTGAGGATTCTGGATATGTAGTAACAAATGCAGTCACATCCCTGAAGATGATTAACTACATGAGAAACAATACAGCTATGCAGACAGCTGTTCTGGGAGCTGCGAATAAGCGTCTCCTTACCAGACAGGAACTTGCAAACCTGCTCATGCAGGAATACGGAATTACTATTGATCGTTGCGATGAGAAATTCCGTTACAGAAAAGCAGACGGAACTCTGTCAACCGGAAGATACTTCAAAGAGGATGTATTCACTCTTTACGAAGCTGATGCAGGCGGTTCTTTCGGTACTGGACTTTGGGGGCCTACACCAGAGGAGAACGAATACAGACAATTCATCCAGGAAGAGAACCGTTCCTTTGTTACTCTTTCCATGTGGGCTACACAGGATCCAGTTGCCGTATGGACAAAAGCATCCGGTATGTTCATCCCGGTAGCACCGAAAGCCAACGGCGGTATCGTTATCGGTACAAAGGGGGAATAAACGGGCATAACCTTGACAAAAACAGCCAGTCACCGTCTGTAGCTAATGTTGCACATAAGTATACAGAAAGCGAGTTGTCCAGTATGACTGTAGTTCAGCTGAGGCAGCTCGCAAGTGACAATGGTTATGCCCTGACTTCTACGAATAAGGCTGGTATCATATCAGAGATTACAGCACAGCAAGGGTAGGTGATACGGTATGGACGAA